CCTAAGACAGCTGCTGCAAAAGCTGTTGATGATGACGAAATGTTTTAAGGAATCACACACATGAACACAATGCAAATTCGTTTTGAAGCTATCGCATTAGCTTTGCGCTCTGTGCCACAAGGCACACCATTGGAGCAAGCCACAGCTATCGCTGAAGCGATCTATCAGTTCGTCATCAAGGACGAGCCAAAAGATCAGCCACCTCAGTAACAGCGAGAGAAGGCGGGGCAGCATCACGCTGTCCCGCTTTTTTTTCCTCTATGGAAAACACACAAGAATTTTGGACGCTGCTGCTGATTGCGTTGGCTCAAAGGGTCTACGAATTGGAGCAGCGATTGCAGGAATTAGAAGAAGGACAAGAATGCAAGCCGAACAAATAGCAAAGGCGCTTGGCAACGCAAAGAGAACAGGGCAAGGTTGGTTAGCCAGTTGCCCGCTACCTACTCACGGGCAAGGCAACGGTGACAAGAATCCATCACTAAGCATTAGTGACGGTGATGACGGCAAGCCGCTGTTCAAGTGCCACGGTGGGTGTGAGCAGCACGATGTCTTTGAAGCCATCAAGAACTACGGGCTGCTGCCAGACCTAGAACCTAGACCTGAACCTCTGAGCAGCCTAAAGCCGATACAGACAACCTTAGAGCAGGAGTGGCACTACACCGATGAGGACGGTGTGACGCAGTTCATCAAGCAGCGTTACAAGACCAATGACCACAAGGGAAAGACTTACAAGTTGCTCAAGGTGGACGATCAAGGCAAGCGTCACGCCACGATGCTTGGCGCGAACATCGTTCCATACAACCTGCCAGCACTAGAGGAAGCCAGAGAGCTGAACAAGGTCGTATTCTTGACAGAAGGCGAGAAGGCAGCAGACGCGCTGACCAGCATCGGCATGACAGCCACAACCACGCACGCAGGCGCTGGCAGCTTCCCAGAGGACGCTATCCAATACTTCGTCAACCTCAACATCGTCATCGTGCCTGACTGCGACAAGGTTGGTTGGGAGTATGCGAAGAAAGCCACCAAAGCAATCAAAACCATTGCCAAGTCAATCAGAACCTTAGACCTTGAGCTGGAACACAAGGAAGACGCTTACGAGTATGTCCACAAGTACGGCGGCACAAAGAACAAGCTGCAAGACCTAGTCAAGCAGTACGCAGTTAAAGTGACAACAGAAGATGAGGTCACGATTCCTGCACGATTCAAGGAAGTGGAAGAAAAAGCAACAGAGCCTGAACAAGAACTCAAACCCATCAGGCAAGGCTTCCAGATCGAAGCGTGGGATGACATCAAGGACGAGCCTGTCGATTGGCTCATTGAAGGCGTTATCCCTAAAAAGGCTTTCGTAGCCCTTTACGCGCCACCTGCCAGCTTCAAGTCATTCGTGGCTTTGGACATTGCAGAGTGCATCGCCACGACCAGACCATTCTTAGGAAAGGAAGTCAAGCAGCAAGGCGCAGTCCTGTACATCGCTGGCGAAGGTCACGGCGGTATCGGGGCGCGTATCAAGGCGCTCAAAGTACACCACGACACGCCACAGGGTGCGCCTGTCTACTTCCTAAGAAGGCAAGTCAACCTGAGATCAAGCCAGCAAGACATTCAAGACCTCGCGCAAGCCATTGACGAGCTGCAAGCCATCCAAGGCATTCAGTTCCAGCTAATCGTGATCGACACGCTAGCCAGAGCCTTTGGCGGTGGCAATGAGAATGCGTCAGAGGACATGGGAGCATTCATCACGGCAGCAGGTGCAATCCAGCAGCGGTACGACTCGGCGCTCCTAGTCGTGCACCACGCAGGTAAGGACGCAACGAAGGGTTTAAGGGGACATTCAAGTCTCTTAGGCGCTGTGGACACAGAACTCGAAATAATAAGAATCGAGGACGCGCCCAAAGGAATCCTGCACATCAGCAAGCAAAAGGACGGGGAAGACGGTCAGCGCATGGGCTTCCAAATGGTCACCGTGGACATTGGAACAAGCGCGTTAGGCTTTGAATCTGTGACCAGCTTGGCGCTGGAATTGGACGGTGAAATGGATGTCAATCAGCAGAGAAAGCAGGCAACGCCACCAAATAGAGCAGGGCTAGGACACAACAATCAGCTTGGTCTGAAGGCGCTGCACGCTGCCATTAAGAAGTTCGGGACGATGGAACAGGTCGATGGAAAGCGCAATAAGTGCATAAAAATTGAGGAATGGCGCTTGGAATTCAGAGCAAGCATGGGCAATGATGTTGATGCTGAAGTATTCAGAAAATTGTTCTGGCGCGTCAAGACGCAACTCACAAACGCTAAGAAACTTGAGGTTCATGGCGATTGGTGTTGGGCTGTTTTTGAAGATAACGAGCAAAAAGATGGTGACTTTGGAAAGGTCATTCCAATTAAATAATCGTCTACAAGTCGTCTACATACAGGGACAAATGGGGACTCCATATGTAGCCGACAAAACCGTCCACTTATGGGGTGCGGGTCTATATACCGCACCCATAAGTTGACGATGTGACGGTGTTGAGACGCGTCTTTGGTAAGAAAACTGTAAGGAAGTAAAAATGCAAAAGAAACTGAGCAAAGCGTTAAAAAAGATCGAGCAACCAAGTTTCCCGATTGACCCGTTTGAGGCAGTCATGCGATCAGGGTTGATTGACCTCAAGGTCGTGAAGAATAACCACGAGAAGAAGTGGGGTATTAACCGAGTCATCGAGTTGGTGGATTCCGAGTTCCGCATCAAGTTCTGGAAACAGTCGGAACGAATCTTCGATGCACAGGTCAAGCGAGATGAGGTCAGGTTCGAGAAAGCCATACAAGGGATGAAGAATGCCTATGCAGCGTTAGACCGTTGGGCTGAGGCACACGGCGTTCAGCCTGTGCCAGAGATCAAGGCTTGCGAGTTGCAGATGCAAGACGGGTCGGTCATGGTCGTTGTCGAAACTCAGCACGATGCAGAGCTGTATCAGCAGTTCAGACCCGATGTCTTGAACCGTCACATCTGGACTATGCAGGAGCTTGAGGTCATCATGGAGTCGCCAGTCATCAAGGAAACCATGAAAATCAAAGCCTTGCACCCAACTGCGAACCTCGTTAGGCTCGACAAAGACCCTGTGAAGTTTCCCCATGCTGGCGAGACAGGACTCGATGACATGAAATCGGATGAATTGGAAGGCGAACCGATGAATAAGGTGTTTGACACTTCTAAAATGGTCAGGAAGGCATCAAATCAGGCGTTAGAGGCGTTTTGATACGCTTTTGATATGCATGTAGCATCGTTTTATAAAAATTGATTGGAGAGCGTTTAAATGGCTGGACAGAAAAAGAAGATTCAAGACTTAGCGTTATTGGACTCGTTGCCAAAGGAGCAGATTCAGGCTTTGTTCGAGGCTGGAGCTAGCGAAGCAAAGATTTGCTACCAGCTTGGAATCGGCAAAAAAGCGTTGCATTTGTGGTTGGAACGCCCAGAGCAAGAGGGCTTCCTATATCGCGCGCGTGCGAAAGCGGCAGATCACCTCGTGGCAGAGACGATCGAGATCGCGGACGAAACCGACATTGAAGAGGTCAACAAAGCCCGTCTGCGCGTGCAAACGCGCCAATGGGTCGCGGAACGCTGGAATCCGCAAGCCTACGCGCAGAGCAAGCAGCCAAGCGTGCAGGTGAACCTGTCTGGCATGAGGCTGGACGCGCTTCGCCATATTGAGGTCGTGGAGCAAGTATCCACAGACGACAAGGCGTAAGTTGTTCAGGTTATCCACAGACGCATGGCAAGTGTTGCGTGCAAGCAACGAAAAGCCTGTATGACCTGTGGATAACCACGATGAAACTTAACATAATGAATGTTGCATCAAATCTGTGAGTGCTTCGGTACTCATTTTTCGCCGCGACCCCCCCCGTCAGCGTTTCGCGGCGGGGCGGGCTGACAATGACAGCCCCAGAAATATCCGCCACCTGTTTTTCAAACAAGAGGCGACCTACACCCCCCACCTACCCCACCCCACGCCCCACAGCCCCAAGAAAAAATTTTGAAGAAAAATCTGAAATGAGATAGACTTGACTTATGCGTCAACACGCATGGGGATTTATCCGGTGCTACGGATGGAAGGGTCGCTGAGAGCAACGGGCGGCACTTTCAAAGTCCCCAGCCGTGTTGGTGAAGCAAGTGCTGGATACGCGCTAGAGAAAACAAAAGCTCGGGGATGGCGTACCGAGACAGCATTTGCAAACCAACAACCTTCACTAATGGCACAATGCAGCCATGACAACAGAATCAACTGACAAGAAGATCAAGCTGCATCCTGAAGTTCAGGAGAGGCTGGACAAC